TCTTTCCACTTCTATTAGATATTTCTACCCATGCAGCTTCTAAACAGTCTTCTATTCTTAATTGATTCTGCTCTGCGAGTATAATTAAAGTAACCATTACATCACCTATGCCATCAATTAATTTAGGGGTATTCTTCTTCAATAAAGCAGATGCTACTTCTCCTACTTCCTCGGTTACCTTTGCCATTTGTGCAAATGAATTTTCTTTTTTCAATAGGTCTTTATCCTTAGCCCATTGTACTACTTTTTCGATTGTTTGTTTCATGTTTATTTGGTTTTAGTTATTATTCAAATTCTTCACACCAACTATCAATACATTCTTGCTTATCTCCATGTTTAAAAAATGCAAATTCGCACTCTTGCTCATTTATCCTTATCACAACCCAATCTTTACCTTCTGATTCTATAACTGAATCACAAAGATCAGATCTTCTTCCAAAGAATCCATTACAGTAAGAGTTTTTTATTATAAGACCAACGTTATTCATGATGTTTAGTTTTGATTTAAGTATTTGTACGAATATTAATTCAAAAGGTTACATTTTTAATTCATTTTTGAATTATATTCTTGTTTTAATCTATCTTCTAATTCAAATACTTTCTGCCACTCAGGTTTATTGATTATTTCACTTCGCGGATTGTTATCGAAAATACTATGACACCCAGTTCCTTGTATATTATAACACATTATTCTGATATTATCAAGATTAAGTCTAAATCTCTCATACCTGCCTTTTCTGAGTATATGAGCAAAGTTTGAATGAGTCACAAGGCTAAGTCTTTTTCCGCACACAAAGCAAGTAATAGGATTATCCTCAAATGAATCTAATATAACTTGGAATACATCTTTTTCTCCTGTAGCTTTAAATACTTGTTTTTTAGCTACTGATTTACCTTCCGATTTCTTTTTAGCTTGTTTAAGTTCGTAATTACATCTTTGACAATAGCCTTTTTTAACAGCTATAATACCTTCTTTATCGCATTTTACGCAAATTCCGTGATGTGGTTGAAACATATTATTTTAAAAGTTTAATGTGAACTCCTGGATTATTTTTATCGTATTGATATGGCTTAAAAGATGGAATCAGAAAATCCGCAGAATCATCTTCAATCCAATTATTTTCAGTGAATAAATCTTCGCAAGTTTGAGCCGCATTACAATAATCAAACCTATGCTTGCTTCCCCTTACAAATGTAAATTCAACTTTAAATGGTGGTTTTAATCCATAATGTTCAATAGCATTCCTAAATTCAATTCCAAAGATATTGTATTGCATTTTAGTCACATCTTTATACTTCTTATGATTTGCACTAGGTAAACTAATCTGCTTTCCATTTCTAACAAAGTTTATTCGGCTATTCTTTTTAGATGGAACGTTGTAAGTAATAAACCACTCAGTATTTATCTTATGTTCAAAATCAGGACTATCATTTACCTTTTGTCGGACAATAGAGATAGGTTCTTTTACTTCAATTCCACTAACAGATGCAGCTTTCTTTTTACTATAAGTTCCATCTTCGTTACGAGTAAGTCCCATAGCTTCTAATCTCTCTATTGTAAAACCTAGTTTCTTAGCCATTATCCAAATATTAATTTAAGTTTTTTAAGAGCCTCTGCTTCATCAAATTTAGGAGAAGTAACAAGTAATTGTATATTAATACCATATCTTACTGCTAACCATATAATCTGAGCTTCACTTAGTGTATTCTTTTGAGGCTTATCACTAAAGTATCTTGATAACTGCTCTGGAGCTATCTTGAATCGTCTTTCAGAAGCATCTAACACAACCGCCGAGTTCTTAAATCCAAATCCTACATTGGACGGATATAACTCTTTCAGCCTATCGTGGATATGCTTTTTTAAGACTTTACTATCCTTTACTAATGACATCTAGGTATTCATCTATGTTGTTAATAGCTATATCTAATTGTTTCTCTAGTAAATCATTTGTAGTTTTAGGAAAAGTAAGTCTTCCGATTTCTAATTTAGTTTTACGATCAACAAATGTTTGGAGGTTAAAAAATTCTCCATCGGCGTTTCTCCCTATTGGTTCTTTGAAAGTATCAATAGTAACAATTATGTTTCTTCCGTCTTTTGTTTTTGCTTCTTTAGCGATTGATGCTGTTGGTTTCATGTTTATTGTTTTATGGTTATTTTAAATGTTAACATAGCGTATTTTAAAGTAAATGAATCACTACTCGCTATTACTTCATATTGATTGTACTGAACATAAGGTATTCCTGTCATCAACTTACAATAGTTGTCGTAAGATAATTTTATCTCTAAAACTAAATTTTCAGGAATAATCTCGCACTTTTTTATAAAGTTCTCAGCAAATTCCTTTAAGTTTTCGTATGTTTTTACTTCTTTCATATCTATTCTTTTACTGTTATTTCTCTGTAATATCGGTCTGTATAAGACTCAGGAGATAATACTATCACCCCTTCTTGAGCCACAAAATTGAGGACATTGTCTATAAATTCAGATGTTTCTTTCTTATTCAACTCTGTTAAACTCTTAACCATGTGTTTATCATACTTCTTTTTACCTACTACTACTCTTACTTGATAGCATAGGAACATTGGAGCCATGACTTCTTTATGTAATTCCTCAACTGTAGTATAGTGACTAAAAGATTCATTCTGTAAACAAGTCTTTAGTATAGCCCCCCAGTAATATCCAAATTGAGATACACTAGGACGTTTATGGCGATCTTTAATAGTTAACTCAAACTCTTTTCCTGCTAAGGATTCTCTTTGCTCTTGCCAAAGTTCTACATTGTAAAAACTAATGTTTCCGTTTGGAAGGACGCGTCCGAAATGTTTTATGGTAATATTTGCCATTCTAATTTATCTATGGTTTTTACAAGCAGCCAACTCGTTTCGGTTAAAATATGTTTCGGGCTACTTGCTATCAAATCTACACTAGTAAACGAGTTAGCCCTCGCAAAGTGTTTCCGCCTTTAGAACGGATAGATTAAATTAGAACGCTTCATCATCGTCTTCATCTGCTGGATTGAAAACAATATCTTTTTCAGCTTCAATCTTAACTTCTGACTTAGGAGCTGATTTCTTAGTATTCAATCCATTATCTTGATTTTCTTCTATAACTTCAGCAGGTGCCGCCGATGCGTTTTTAGCTAAATAAGCAGATAAGTATTCTTGTAATTCTTTATCTAGTTCCACCGCCTCTGCGTTAGCTTTATCAGATACTTTTACCGCCGTGTAAATTGGTTCAAAGTAAACTGTTTTGCCTTTTTTCTTTTCAACTACTTCTTTAACCGATACAGCGATATTATTTACGTTATTTTCTTTACAGAACTCAATGAAAGCAGATAATCCTGATCCTCCTAATTGGATATTATATAATCCTAATCCATCCGCTTCTTTCTGCCCAATGTAAACTGATTGATAATACTTTAATCCTTTTGTTCCTAATTTCTCTTTAGCCGCTTCATATAAGCCAGAGAATACGATTCCTTTCTTATTACGAACTGTAATAGTATCAGTCTTAGTACTTCTTACTTCGTTTGAGTAATATCCCATTTGAAGGTTATCATCAAAACCTTTACAAGTACTTAGTGTGTCTAATACTAGAAAGTTGAATGGCATCTTCATAAATACCTTCTCGCCTTTTTCTCCTTTTTCTTTATCGAAATAAAAGAATTGACCTTTGTCTCCTGAGTACTCGTAAAAACGTTTAGCGGGATTTGTTAATTTTTCTGTTGGATTACTTCTTGACATTTGTTTTTGTTTTTATGGTTTATAATTAATTTATACGTTTAATTTTGATATAAAGTTACATACTTTGATTAAAATATGCAAGGAATTTAAAATAATAATGTTTTATCTGTGAAATTACTTAACTTATTCATATTCTTCCTGTGGTACTTTCTATCTACTATCTTAGCTCTGCTTACTGCATTTCCGTGTGTGTGGATAGTTCCTAATTTATTAATAGTTATTTTGAACGTCTCAGATTTAGAAAACATGATATTCATAGCGCCAACGTGTCGCATAATAACAAGTCTTATCTGTTCCTCAGTGTACTTAGGATGCTTATCTTTTAGTTTATGTATTAGTTGAGCGTTTAGCATTACACGGTTACTTTTAAATCTTTGTAATACTTAATACCATTTACTATTTTACCATCTTCTAATGACTCAGAATTAGCTTTTAAATACTCTTTTACTTTACTCTCGTCTACCATTAAGAACTCTTTAGGAACTGAGTTAATATCTACTATTTCATAGGTCCAGGGTCTCCTTACTTTAGATATAACTTCTACTTCAATAGGAGCTTCTTCAATTACTTGTTCAATACCCATTTCTGCCATAGCCGCTAACTCTTCTTCTTTAGCTTTTCTTTCAGCGTCTTTTAATCTAATCCAAGCAATCTTTTCATCTTTAAGATGCTTTAATGCTTCTTCTGAAGATTCAGACACATAAGCCGCCGCCGCATCAACAGCCTTACCTCTCTCGAAGTGTGGTTTCTTTTCAGCTACTCTAACAGACTCTACTGCTTTGATAAGTTCGTTCACTTTACCCATTTGATTCTCACAAACAGCTAGACTGTTCTCATCAGTTACTTTGATTTGTAGGCAGGTTTCAGCCGCTTTGTCGAGTTGTAATTTTACATTCTCGAATTTAAGAAGAGATGACTTTAACTCAGGAGTTTGTACTATCAATTCTTGTAGTGTTACTTTTTCTTTCTTTGCCATGGTTTATTTTTTTAGTGATTTTAGAAAATTAGTTAATTCTTTAGCTAACATAGCTGAATTATATTGCGCGGATTCTATTTGATATAAAGCACTTTTTAATCCTCTTTTAGTTTGAGCCTCAAGGCTAGTTCCGTCTCCTTTTAAACAGATAAATCTGTCCCAAGGTATCTTAACTTCTTTTTTCTTCTTCATAACCACAAAGTGATCTATTTTTACATCCAATACAGTAAAGCAACCTTCCATATCGGATATATGAACTTGACTTCCTGGAATGCAAGGCTTCTTATTCTTAACTAAAACTCCAGCGTTGTAATAATACCAAGGATTATAATATGTATTCATAATGTGTAATTTTAATAGTTAAACGTATAAAAATAAATAAGGTTACAAAAAATTGATTATTTATTCAAATTATTTTTTATTCTTCTCTATTAAGCCTAAACTTATGGTATTGAGCATCTAATTTAGGAATAGGTATCTCATCAGGGAACACTCTTTTATCTAAGTCTGCTTTAATATTAAGCCATATCTCCGCCATCTTACATTTACAGTAGTCTTGGTATATCTTCTTATGCTTATCTTTATCTTTAATACTCTTATCTTGGATGACTAAGTAGTCTGATTTACAATTATCTAATACTTCTTTCTTGATATTTTCATCAATAGACATATCATTTCCAGCCCATTTAAGTAAATCGTAAAGCATGGCTCCTGAGTGTGTATTTGTTATTATCCCACAACCTTCATTATCGTAAAGGTTATAGAACTCTTTTAGGCATATAGCCGATAAAGCTAATCCTATTTCTGATTTAAAATCTACTTTAGAACTCATCTCCATTGCTACTTCCTGTTACTAATCCATTAACTTCATTAATATCAAAATCTTTAAATGCTGAGTATTTACCTTCAAATCTTACATAAACCTTCCCTGTGCTTCCGTATCGGTTTTTAGCCACATTAATTTCACATAGTCCGCGCAAATCCATTCCTGTTTTTGGATCTGTTGCATCAGAATTGTAGTAATCTGCCCTGTAAAGTAACCAAATTTGTACTGCGTTGGCCTCAATAGCTCCAGAGTCTTTTAAATCAGACATTAAAGGATATGGCGGATTTCTCTTCTCTACATCTCTCGATAGCTGAGATAATTCAATCATGCAACAATTCTCTGTTTTAGAAGTCTCTAGTAGCCCATTACATCTATCTCCAACTTGTTCTTCTTTAGATTTTCCAACCGTTTCTTCTTTTGTATTCTTCATTAACTGTAAATAGTCAATCATTACAGTCATAAGTGTACTTAATGGAATACCTAATTGCTTACGAACCTTTCTTATCTTAGTTCTCATATATTGCCAAGTAATACCAGGAGTATCGTCAATAACTAGGTTTCTTTTAATTTTATCTCTTAGTTTCTTAATTCTGATTAAATCTTCATCAGATACATTGCCGCTTCTAATTTGCCAACTATTAATCTCTAGGCAGTTGGCCCAAATATTTTTCATTAGCTGTTTGGCAGGCATCTCTAAAGAAAATATAATCAAAGGCTCTCCTTTATCAACTGCGATATGTTTGGTTATATTGATAATTAAGCTAGTCTTTCCCATTCCAGGTCTTGCTCCAACAACAATAACTTCCTGCTTGGCTCCTGATGTAATTTTATTTAAGTCTTTTATACCATAAGAGTGTCCGATTGTTTCAGATTTACTATTCTGCGCTTCCATTAACTCTTCAAAAGCTTCATCAAAAATATCTTCAACGTGCCTTTCTACTGATAAATTATTCTTAATACTCTCAATGTCTGACACTATTGACTTTAAATCTTCAATAGAACTATTTACATCAGTTATCTCATTACTAAGCTCTGAGTGAACGCTATGAAGTATAGGTAGCATTTTTCTCTTAGTGTACTCATCGAATATATCATTTACATATTCTGATACGTTTTTGGCAATAGCGTAGTTTGGTTCCGAAACTTCTAATCCAATCTCTTTCTTGTTACAACCAGACTTAATTAACATATTAGAAAGTAGATAAACATCTGACTTCCTTCCTTTATCGTGGTTGTGTTTTATAATTTTATACTTAACCTTGTTAAAGTTTGTGGACCATAACTCTTCAAATATTAAATGATGACAAGTCTCAAATAGGTTTTCGTTATCTGCGTATAAATTAAGTACAGCTCTTTCTTTTTCTTTTAATGTCATTACTTATGGTATATAAACGTTGTGTTATTTTTTGTAACTCCTTGTAGCTTTCTTTTAAGTGCGCTATACCCTATATTGTTTTCTTTAGCAGCTATTTTTATAGAATCATAAATCTTACCGTCTGATGTATTAATTACTTTCATAGAACATCTTTTTATGGTTCTACTTATTAATAAATCTATTTGATGAGGATGTATCTTATTTAACCCTGTATCAAATGCGTGTTGACAATTTTCTTGATTAGTAGCCCATTCTAAATTAGAAATATGATTATTTAATTTATCTCCATCTTTATGGTTAACTTGAGGTTTATTCTTATGGTTAGGAATAAAAGCAATAGCAACAAGCCTATGTACTTTTTTAGTATGTCCATTTTTATCTTTAACCAAGGATACTAAATAATATTTCGTTGTACCTATTCCTGGTTTTAAATTTCTTTCTCCAAATCTACCTGCGAATTTTAGTGATTTTACATTTCCGAAAGTAGATACAGCATATCTACCTTCAAATCCTTCAATGTCTTTCCAAATTTCTTTTTCTTTATGTTCCATAATTAAAATACCAGCGCCTACAAAGACTCATCCACTCGCTAAGTATTAGCATTTGGCAATGTAAGCAACTGGATTTTTTTAATTTCTTTTTAGTGAATGAGTGATGCAAATATACAATTAACTTCTGAAAAAACTAGATGTTTGTTCTATTTTTTCTTGCACTTTATTCTTGTCAACAAACCAAACTGATAGCGCCTTTCCTTTCCAATTCAATACAGGTGAACCATTAGCCCCTTTCCATTCCATTGTAGAATAATATTCAAAAAACTTATTCGCAGATTCTAAAGTATATCCTTTTGATTTAAAGTATTCTCTTACATCTTCTATTTTTGGAGCAGGAGCAGGCTTCTTTTTCTCCTTCTTAGGCTTACTAAAATAACTTTTAATAGCTTCATGTGTAGCTTTAGTGTATTTCTGCTGCTTCTTTGATCCGCCTGCCAAAGTGAAATTATATAGGAATAAATCTCCTTCTTCTATTACTTCTAGTTTTACCATGTTTTTAATTCAAGTTTGAGTTATAATTTAATATTACTTAGTGGACTTTGGATTTTACTTATGTGATTATGGCTGATATGGAGGTAGATATTAGTCGTTTTTACACTAGAATGTCCAGCGAGTCTTTGGATAAGCGAAATATCAGTTCCGTTCTCAACCATGTGCGTAAAGCTGCAATGACGCATAAGGTGTGTGTAAACCCTTTTATTACATATTCCTGCTTTATCTGCCAACTGTTTAATTACTTCTCCTACACTTCTATCTGTGTATTGCAGTGATTTTTGTCCATTAAAAACATACTCGGCGGACTTGTACTCATTCCAGTAACTTTCTAATACATTAATCAAATCTTGAGATAATGGGACTTGCCTATCCTTATTTCCCTTAGCTTGGATTATATTAATTACCATTCTACTTCTATCAATATCTTTCCATTTCAAATTTATAAGTTCCGATACACGTAATCCACAAGAGTACAGTAAAGCTAAAATTGCTTTATGCTTCTTATTTTGGCAGACATTAAACATTCTTTGAATTTCGTTTACAGAAAGAACGATAGGTAGTTTCTTATCAGACTTAGGATAAGGAATCTTATCAATCTTGCTTGGCATACCTACAGTTAATTTATAGAAAGATTTAATAGAGCAAAGGTTATGCTTTCGTGTATTTATCGTTTTAAAAGTCAATAAATACTCTTTAATTTCCTGAGTCGGTATTTCTTTAGGCTCAGAATATTTATCGAATTTTATAAGAAAAGATTTAACTCCAGAAGTGTAATTTTCTTTGGTTGCATCACTATTATACTTTAAAGCACAATCAGTTTTATATCTATTTATCCACTTTTCTAAATTCATATTTTCGATTTTTTAATTAAAGAGTATTGATTTTGCTGTTAGTTTAAATGGTAGTTTACATATAATAGTTAGCAGTAATGCCTATTTGCCACGCACATACTTGCTGTTAATATTCCTTAGTGTTCTCAACACATCTTCTTCAACATTTTGCAAAACGCATCCTAAAGCATACATCTCTTGTCTGTCTGCATCTTTTGGTAATGAATTTACTATATCCCAAAATATTGAAGAAGATTTACCTGAGTAGCGGTAACGCACATAGGCACTACTGCTAACAAGTGCTTTATTCAATGCCTTAGTTTTCGGCTTCGATTTTACTTTTGTCTTTTTATTTTTCATTTGTGTTTCAATTAAATTTTATCTGTTAAGTCGGCACTAAATAAAGCACCAACCGTTAGGTACAATATTTTTAAACCCTTCCCGCCTGTGTGTAGTGTTACTCATTAGTCGTGATTTAATTTATGTACTTTTTCAAATAGGATATTTATAAAATCGTGCGATGGTTCTACTACATTATCTTTTTCATCGCTAATTTCTTCTTCAATCCATTGTGTAAGTTCTTGGTGTGGTAAAAGTATTTTTTCCAATACGCTAATTCTGTCTTTTAGCAATTCAATATCTATTTTTTTAGAACGCAATTGAGATTCTGTTAAATGTAAGTCGGTTTGTAGGTCATCAACTTGGCTGACTAAATCTTCGTTTTCTTTTTCTAAATCTGTTATAGCCTCACTCCTTTGATATAAAGCAATTTTCATTTTATCTTGTTCTAAAAGCAACATAATTATATTGCCAACAATAGTATTGTAAATTGATTCTGATTTAAAATCACTTTCTTTAATTTCAGCAGCTTTTAGTATCTGCAATGCTTTTTCAGTGTTATCCATTTTTAATTGTTTTAGTTTTTCTATTTGTAGTTTATATTTCATTTGCCTCCCCTTCTGTTTAAAAATACTGATACCTAACACAACCTAAGCCCCATTAAAACGAGGGCTTAGCTTGATGCCGTTATGTGCCATTTTAGGACACCCTTGCAATCTCATACACTTCATCAATTAAATGGTAGTGAGTTGCAAATTTCACCATTGCATAATTTAAACTACTTGCTTCAATATGTACCATTAAATCTTTATCCATACTTCTGTATTGGAATAAAAAACGGCACATAACAGCACCTAAAAAAGATGGCTTGCTTTGTTCTTCTAATAAACTTTTGTCTGTGTTCATAATTTTGTTCTTTTAATTAAGTTTCGAGGTATTAATCAGCCACCTCGTTTAGCTGCAAACCGTTACCAGCAATTAGACAAGGAAACCTTCCAATATTAATTTGTTGTGCAATATCTCAAGTCTTTCTCGTGGACTGAATAGAATATTGAAATCTTCCCATTTCATTCCACAAATTAATGCTGATACTTCTTTGAGCGCCATCTTTTGGTTGAGCGATAATGATTTATACCAACTAACTGCTGGTAACAAGCGGTTGGCGTCATTGCCGTTTTCGTGGTTTATTGAAGTTTTGTGTTCCATATCAAATTTATTTTAAAAGTGAAAGTTTAGTGTTCCAAAGTCGGCAACGAACGCCAACCGCCAGAACGTTATAAGCAATAAAAATTACTTAGTGTACACTTCGATTCGGTCATGTGCACTCCAAACATTAGCCCAAGCCCACTCCCATTCTAAATCATCAGGGCGGTTCTTTTTGTGAGCTTCTTCAATAGCTTGTATCGCTTCTTCTTTGGTGTCGTAATCTCCAATAAAATCACCCATACCACCGCTTGGGTAATAACAATCTCCGTAAAATGATAAATACGTTTTCATAAGTCGTAATTTTTACAGCTTATAACAGCACCTAACAAAAATGGCTGCTACAAGCATTTGTTTATAATTCAGAAGTTCTTACAAGCAGCCACTTCTATTAGCTGCAAAACGTTATGCCTCATTGCTTTTTGCTCGGCACTTCGTAATTTTCTTGTAACCATAAACTGAAAGTAACATCAGTTTTATGTTTTTCTGCTCTTAACCAATCACACCAAATTTCACTCCACGAAGTATGCAACGAAGGCATAACAACAGGTTTATTCAATGCGGGTTTTTTGTTCCAAAATAATATTTTTAGTAAATTCATATTTTTTGCTTTTAAGTTAATTCATCTGTTAATTCCGCACTAAATAAACCTGCGAAACGTTACCTGCAAGCGGTGGCGGTGTCAGTAATATTTTTGATTATATAACCGTTAATTCATCACCAGTTAATAGGTAGTATAAGTTTTGAAGCTCGTGCAAATACAATATGTTTTTTCCAGTAAACTCATTTTTATACTGTAATTTCCAAAATAAAGCTGTATTAAATCTAAAATCATTTAACGTATAATTATGAGTTTCAATTCCTAATGTTGCTGTTTTTTTAAATCCACATTTTAAAAGTACACTTTCACTTATATTAATACCATGCAATTCCTCTACTGGTATTTGTTCATATATGTAACAGTCTTTATTTTTAATATCAACAACATCAAATGAACCATCTATTCCAAGTAGTTTTACAGTTTCTAATGGTTCGTCTTTTTTTATTGATTTTCTAAAAACCAAATTATCTACTCTTAATTCTTTTACATTTATCATTTTATTTTGTTTTAGTTATTAATATTAAAGTCTTATAGTAACATTCTGAACCGCCAGCAGGTAACAGCACCTAATAAACATTAAGAAACGTCTATTAGCTGCAAAACGTTATCTATCTATTTAAACGTATATAAATTTAAAAGGTTACGTTTATTTTCAAAATAATTAAATTACAAATGAGTATCAAGTAATTTAAGCATTTCGAGCCAATTCTCTTTAGTTTTAAAGTAAATTTCCATCGTGGACGCACCCGCTTTTTCTCTTAATAAATAAATATCTAATCCGTAGAGTGAAGTATCGTCCTTATAAGCATAATAACCTAAGAAGTCAATTTGATTAAAAGAAAACATCACGTATCCATCTACATATACTTTTACTCTTCCGTTATAAATTTTAAGTTCGCGTTTATGTTTCATGGCATTAATCTTTTTTGTTAATAGCTATCATAGCATTTTCTAATAATTTTCCAGATAATTTCTCTATAATATA